TTTAATATTGTATGTAAAATAAGGATTGTATGCTAGGTAGCAATTGTACAAGAAACATTCTGCACTATAACTACCAAGTTTTGCAGCCACAAGTGCTTTTTCAATTACGCCTTCTTTGTGTAATCTACTGTTGTTTTGTTCAAGATCTTGTATCCAATCACAAGCCACTTGTAATCCATTATATTCTTTTGATGAGTATTTGTTGTTTAACACGAGTGATGTCTCCATTGCTGTTACATATCATACTATAAGTATACAATGGTTTTATGGGTTTGTCAACCTTTTTTCTGGTCCTGGTCCATCTTTATCTTTCTGATAAAACCATCCTGATAAACTATATCGTGGATGATCTGCTCCTATACTCACAGGACTAACAAAATGAGTGTTAATATCTACTTTACTCACATCCATAAGAACAAGTCTATTGCCATAAGGAATAATGCTTTCTTTAATACTTTTCTCTGTTTCATCCATAATACACAGTTGGCCGCCCCAGTCTGGTTCCCATGTTTCGTTAAAGTAAAATATATACGCACACCATCGACGTACATCATTGTGTATTTTTAGCCAACTTTGATAGTCGTAATATCCGTAGTTTCCATTCTTAGCCTGCATGTTAGGGAAACCTGTGACTTCACTGGCCAAATCGTGAAATGTGTAGTCAGGTTTCACTACACTGTAATCTTCAGTCACTACATGATTAAACTCTGTAACAAAAGGATCAGAGTGTATTCTTTTATCCTTTGCCGCGACATAAACATTATGAAAGTAACTAAACTTTCCTTTGGCATATTCAATATATTCTTGAAGGGTAGCGTCAAATTGATCACTCTTATAAAAATCTGGCGGGTAGGTGCCAATTTTGTCGCCTGCTTTTGCCCTTAACTGATATGGCAGTTCAGTTACTGAATCGTATAATGCTTGAATATACGATTCTTCGAGTATATTGTCTATAACACAATATCTTTTTTCTGTAAAGTCTGCTTGTGCTTTTGCAATGTTTTCTATATTAAACACTTTATTATGACCTAACTATTATTGCATCCGCTTGTGCTACTGTAAACGTTGATGGAGCAATTGCACCAGGATTTGCAGGAGGTGTTGTTGGTATTGGAGCATCTATTTGTATGTTTGCTGTAAGTAACTTATCTAAGTTTCTTGCTTCTCTCATTGCTCCAACTGCGGCTTGTCCACCTGTACTGCTAAAATTCATAACACGTTCTAATAGTTGGCTTGTTCCACCTTCGGTTGTATCAAGTGCATAACTTGGAAGATTACTAGCAAGTTGTATTGCAACATTATCTTGTGCTTGTACTACTGCAAGATCTAAATCCATTTTTACACGTATAAGTTTTTCTCTTGCTTGTTGGTCTTGCATACGTTTGAAGTTTGTTTGTATTATCTGAGCGCCAGGATTTGCAGTATAAAAATTCTGCATCAGAGTTTTTGCGGCTGCAATAATACCATTCCATGCTAATGTTTGTGTTGCATAAGTTCCAGCACCGTATACACCTGCCGGTATTACAAAAGGTGCGACTGCTGGCGGTGTTGGATTATATGCTCCATCAATAAAATAATTCATTATAATGTAAATTCCTGTATTTGCACTTCCTGATCCTGAGTCTTGTGTAAACACATTCATTGCACCTGATGCAATAAGTTTTTCCATTTCAATTTTGTTTTGTTGTAGCGGAGCGGCACTGTTGTATCCAGCGGCATATCCTATTGCATCACTGACAGTGAATGTACCATCAGGTCCAGTTGCTAATGTTATATTACTTTGTACTCCGTAAAAGTTTTGCCAAAAGTTGCTCACTGCAGGGGTAACATATTCAGATTGGTCATTGACTAAGTTTAAACCTTTAAGTGTTTCAGCAGTGGTTGTCGCAGTAGATAATAAACTAGAAGTAGTTGCGTCTATACCTTTTATCTGTCCCATACTTCTTGATAATGCACCATTTGCAACTGCTAGGTCATCTGGCAAAGCACCAGCAAGATCAATACCAAGATCTGTAAACTGTTCATTTACAGATCCACTTGCAGTATAGATTGCTCTATTGCCTACACTTGCAGTTCGTAATGGAGCAGTTAATGTTGAGAAACTTGTTGGAAATAGTTTTTGCGGATTCATTAAGTCTCCGCCCTTAGTTATTGCGGCTTGTGTGTTTCCTAGTATGCCTTTGACATCTCCTAGTTCAGCAAGTGATAATCCGTCAAATTGATTATAGATTTGGCTCTGTATATTATTAGGTAACAATGGTCCAATATCAGCAATCTTGTTTAAGTCAACACCTAAACTTCCAAGTGTAAGTCCACCTGTCCCTGCACTTATTGCATTTGTTACTGTACTGAGTCCGCCACCTAATGCACCAGCAATACGTGGATCAACTGTTATGTCTGCAAGTTTATCGTACATTGGACCTAAGTTACCAGCAATATCCATATTCTTTAAGAGTTGTCCTGGTGAACCAAGATTAGATATACTATCAAAGTTAATAGTTGATCCTAGACTAGCAAGATCGCCACCAAAGTCCGGTAATGCATTTGTAATTCCAGTTAATCCACCGCTCATTACGCTGTCCATACCTGGAAAGGTTCCTCCACTAAAAACACTAGCACTGTTTTTGGCAGCACTAATAAATCCATTTGCACTTCCAACAAATCCTTCTGCACTTCCTAATATGCTTCCAAACTTGTTAGCACTTCCTGCAATATTCACACCACTTACGGCACCACCCATTACTTTGGCTGCTTCTGCCAATCCAGTTGGCAATACATTACTAAGTCCAGCAGGAAGACTCATTGCACTTAATGCATCTCCTGAAAAAACATCAAAACCTCCAGAGAAAACATTATCACCTAGTCCGCTTGCCATGTTGGTAAATGAACTCTGTAACGCAGGAGATAGTGTTGCTACTTTTGATAGTGTATTTGTAAGTGCAGTAGGTGACGCTAAACTTTGAAAGGCAGCTTGATTGCCTGTAAAACTAGCCATGCTCACATCGCCGGTCAATCCGGTTGCTGCATCTTTAATTTGGTTTGTAATTCCGCTTGTTGACGTTAATACTTCGCCGCCAATATCGCCTACCATACCAGCACCAGCGGTTAATACGTTTGCTGTAACAGCACCTGCACACGCCATCTGCTAACTCCCAGGAATGATAACGTCGTTACTACCAGTTGCTCTTGTATGAAAACAAGTGTCTGGTGATCCGACATAATTAATAGGTTTATTTTCTGCAAGTACACTCATTGATCCGAGCGTTGTACTTGCCGCACAATGTATTGAACAACGCGGTGCTCCGCAACAAGGATGTGGGGTAACCTTAGTTCCAATTAAACATGCTGCCCTTCCATTAATAATAACTGAAGAGGCACCTGAGCCAATGGCAATTCCGCCTGCTGAATTTGGATCACCTATTCGTACCGCTCCTGGCATGTTTATCCTTTTAGTATTCCTTTTGGTGCAGATACAATACCAGTGCTTGCTTGTATATAACTTGCAATAACATCTTTGTTTGTTTCTACATACATTGTAATGTTATTTGTATTTATGGTCACATTTTTTGTCTCATCTGCACTCATCATTGCAGGCAAAAGTTGTACACCTTGCTGAGTAGGAATTAAGGAAAATGGATTTGAAATTGTAGTTGATGTTGAATCAGTGCTAACAACTTTAGCAATAATCTCACTGCTATCACTGAGTCTGAATGAATAGATCTTGTCTTTTTCTAACATATGTTCTCCGGGGTTACTATTTAATTAGTATCCGGAGCCATTCCACCCTGTATTTTCAATGTATGCACACAGATCATCGTAACCACCAATAACCTTGTGTTGTATAACAATTTGTGGAACTGTCTTTGCACCTGGGGCAACTTCTAGCAGTTCTTCTCTAGTAATATCAGTGCCAATCTTTGCTTCGTTGAATGGTACTTTCATTCTTGTTAATAATTCTTTTGCGGCATCGCAATATCCACATAAGTCTCTGGTATATACTGTTACACTCATTTATTCATTCTTTCTTTGTATTGTGTTGCTAGTGTGTTTCCCCATATGGTACTATTTTCATTAGTCCAGTGCCAGATATCGTTTTTAATTGGTTCGATGTTGTTTGACTTAAACCATTCGCTCATACAACCATTGATCTCATAAGGCATAAAAAAAGTACTATTCCAGTTAAGTTGTCTATCTCCTGTCATACCTATAAAGTTATCATAGGTACTCCAAAACTGATGTGGTATATCCATATCAGTCATTCTTACGTGAACATTGTGTATTAATTCATGCCAAAAATCACGCATATCTTGTATAGAACTATTAGTCATATTAGAACGCCAGTCATTGTAACGTTGTTCTAATTCTTTTGGTACAGGAAAATGAGGACCAATACACACTGATATGTCTTGTCCTTCCCATTCCCATTCTTCTCGTTCCCATTGTGTCCATCCAACAAAAAATACTGGATTTGAATATTGATTTATATTATCAAGTATCGTGTTTACGTTTGCAAGAACCCAATGATTACTTGCTCCGCCTTTGCCCCAACAGTGTGCATCTCCGTGCCCAATTGCACGTGAAAAAGCATGAGCACAGTTGCCCATATGTCCTCGTACTCCTGGTTCTACATTGCTATCACCGATAGCAAGTACGGTCACAATGAAAATCCTTTAAAACTATCTTGGTCTACGTCTTGTTTAGTTCCGCCAACTACGTAACTGGAAATTTCTGTCTCTTGTGGTGCTACTTGTACATCACCGCCGGCAATCCACTTTTGTGTCCATGGTAACGGATTTGATGCTCCTTTGTAACTGCTAGGTATACCAACTGCTAACATACGTTTATTTGCAATCCATTGTACATATTCTTTTAGTAACTGTGCATTAAGTCCAATCATCGATCCATCTTTAAACAAGTAGTCTGCCCATGCACATTCTTGTTCTACTGCATCTTCAAACATCTTGATAACCAATGGCTCGCAGTCTTTTGAAATTTTTATAAAGTCTGGATCGTCTTGCGGAAGTATCTTCATAAGTTGTTGTGTACTTGCTAGGTGTACGTTTTCATCACGTGCAATAAATTTGATAATTTTAGCATTGCCTTCCATCTTCTTAAGTTCAGCGAATGCCCAACTGCATGCAAATGATACATAAAAACGCACACCTTCTAAGATGTTAACACTTGCTAAACATATCCAAAGTTTCTTCTTTAGTTCATACAAGTCAACTACTATTTTTTTACCGTTGACAGTGTGTGTTCCTTCACCAAGTAATTTATAGTAACCACAACTTTCTATTAGGTCATCATAGTAAGTTGTAATGTCGTCTCCACACTCGATAATCTCTTTGATGTCCATCATCTCATCAAATATCTTACTCGGGTTTGAATACACATTTCTAATAATATGTGTATAACTTTTTGAATGTATAGTCTCTGAAAATGTCCACGTGATGATCCAATTTTCTAGCTCGGGCAAACTTACAATAGGACTAAATGCTTCATTTGGTGCTCTACCTTGCACACTATCCAACAAGATCTGTCTCTTAAGGTTGCTCGTAAAGATATGCTTTTCATTTGCAGTAAGCTCTTTAAAATCTTTAGCATCACGCAGTACATCTACTTCTTCAGGTCTCCAGAAGAAACCTAACTGTTTATCAGTGAGTTTATCAAACTGTCTATACTTCAATGTATCATAACGTTGTAGCCCAACTCCGCCTGCTGGGTCTAAAAACGCAAGACTAGTCGTGTGGTCTCTGTTAGTTGTATTCAATACACTCATTCGTCGTTCCTATATAGTACAACTATCACAGTCTTCCTCATACATAGGAGACTCGATAGTTATTTCGTTTTGTTGTTTTTCGTTCATTTTGTCAACATCTATTTCTCCAGCACCATCAAATGTGTTGAAGTAATACAACTGCTTGTGTCCATATTTATAACAAAGTAATAGATGTTGTAGCATGACACTCATTGGTATCTTCTCATCTTCGTAGTGTACAGGATTATAAGACGTGTTTACACTTATACCTTGATCAATATACTTTTGTAATACTGCCATAATCTTAATGTAACCTTCAGGTGACTTCTGATCCCATAGTAATTCATATTTGTTTTTAAGTCTTGGATAACCTGGCACAACTTGTTTTAACACACCATCTTTTGATTGTTTAATACTAACAAATGCTCTTGGTGGTTCGATACCATTTGTGCTGTTAGATATCTGAGCTGATGTTTCTGCTGGCATAAGTGCCATCAGTGTTGAATTACGTATACCTGTTTCTCTAAGTTGTGCTCGCAACCCAGTCCAATCAACACAGTCAATGTGTACTACTAATTCATCAACATCTTTTTTGTATGTGTCTAGTGGTAATACACCATCTGAATATTTTGTTTCGTTGTTCTTTGGGCATGCACCAAACTCTACTGCAAGGTCTGCACTGGCTTTTATCAAGTAATAACTCCAGTGTTGTGCCCATGTATCAACTAACTTCAGTGCATCTGGATTACTATAACTTACATCATTCTTTGCTAGAAAAAATGCAAGATTTATTATTCCAACTCCAAGTGGTCGTCTGTTTTCAGTTGCCATCTGTGCGGCAATAATTGGATAGTTTTGATAACTTAATAGTGCATCCAGTCCACGTACTGCTAGTGTACATGCTTTTTCCATGTCTTCTGGGTTTTTAAAACTTCCCCAGTTTACTGCACTCAATGTACATAATGCTATTTCACCATTTGGATCGTTAACATCATTT